TGTAGTTGTTGTACCAGAAACTGTTAAGTTGCCACCAATAGTAGCATTACCAGTTGTTGTTACACTTGTAAATGAACCTGCGTTTGAGCCACCTGTTACAGCAGTAGCCGCAGAGTTATCTACATACGTCTTGTTTGCCGCGTCTGTGCCGGTTGTTGGAGCCGCTAGTTCTTTAATTAATGATGAATTCATATCGATGTGGTCACCGATTTGAATGTCACCTGATGTTGCGTTAATTTCACCAGTAATAGAAATACCATTACCTGAAATTAGTTTTAATGTACCTGTACCGCTTGTAGTAAACTTAAGGTCTTCGTTTGCGTCTGTTGTGATGTTAATCGAACCAGAGTCATCTTCAATAACTTTCTTACCGTTAATGTATAATGAACCTGGGCCAATGTAAACATCTTTCCACATCTTTGTTGTTGAACCTAAGTCATAAGTTATGTTCGCACTAGGTAAAATGTGACCAGTCATTGTTAAATCACCAGTAACCGCTGCCGCGCCTGACATAGTTGTCAAACCGGTAACACCTAATGTGCCACCAACTGTTACGTTACTTGAGTAAGTACCAGTAGTTGTGTCCGTTGCCGCACCTTCTAGTGCTAGGGCCGAACCGCCCGCTGTTGAACCGTCGTGAACAACTATTGTTTTCTTAGTTGTGTCAACTGTAACCTCACCTAATAAACCGGTAAAAGATGAATGTTCTGTTGTCGTACCACGTCGGAATTGAATTGCATATGCTGCCATTTAATTTTCTCCCGTCTTTTTATTTTATAAAATAAAGAACGTTTCCGTTCAAATTAAGATTTATTTGCACAAGTGCAATGAATGAATACAAAACAAATTTTATATCATCCCCTCGACTAAGACAAAGGTTAGCCTAGTAGTAAGCGAGTTCGCTAAAACTAAATGCTCACTACATATATGCAAAAGGACCCTTTATCTTCCTTTTACAATAGTATTTATCGGATTAGTTGAAAAAGCAATACTTACAGTTAATAATATTAAGAACTGAGTTAATTATAAAATAACTACCTCGATTATTTTTTTACCTTCTGTTAAGTCTGTTTCTATTGATTTAGCAAACACTGAACGACCTGTGTCATTTTTGCCAACACTTTGAGCATATCCAGGCTCGTTATCTGCTGTTACGATTAAGTCACCCTTAGATACTGGACCAACCATCTGACACGGAACTCTTCCTCTTAATGCTACATAAGGATGTGTCTGTGAATTACCTGCATCTGCATTTAGTTTTACTGCTGGATTTGTAGATATAACTCCCGCAACAGAAACATCTTCTGCATCGGTCGTAGTTGTTATTTCTGCTTCACCACCAAACACCACAACTGTTCCAGATTCATAAGGGGCATCTGAGGCGTAGCGTTCTGCTAAGTCGGCGTATGTTGCGTGGACTGAATGACCATATATGTTAGCATACTTTATAGCAGTACTTCCTAAATCATATGTATTGTCTGATGCTGGAATTATAGTTCCTGTGACATCTGCCGAATAATTACTCGCATGAATTGTTCCTGCACTTGCTTGTGTCCAATCAATGTGTTCGTTTGCTACAAAGCCAGAAAGACTGTCATGGTTTAGTCCTGATATTGCTGAAGATAATTCAGTATCAGTAGCCATTACATTTTCAATCTCTAATAATGTGTCGAAGGCAGAAGATGCTCCACCAACTAAGGCATCAATCTTTAATTGTGCCCTAGCATCTGCTCTAGCATTTGTATAATATAAATTTGTTGAGCCTTCTGTTAAGTCATCGGTAGTAGAAGAGGCAAGTCCTTGAGTTGATATAACACCAGTAGATGAATTATAAGTCAAGTCACCTGTTACAGATATTGCCGCTCTTGACCGAGCGTCTGTATAATATAAATTTGTTGTGCCTTCTGTAATTTCATCAGTATTATCTTTTGTTGCAATCGCATCTGAGATTGCTGTTGTAATTGCTGTTGAAGTCATTGCATCTGTGATACCATAACCTGCAATTGTAGTTGGTGTTCCTGTAAACTGTGCCCAATCTAAAAAGTGTGCTGGAAGATTTCCACCTAATGTATTCGCATCTGTTAACGATGTTGCTGTAAATGTTGTGCCTAGTTTTAAGACATTCATTACAGCACCATTACCCAACGGTGATGTTAATGATAATGTTGTCGAAGACATTGAATAATCTGTTGTTGGATGCTTAACAACGCCATCAATATAAACTAGTATCTGATAATTTTGCCCTATTGTATATGGCAATGTATATGTGCTTGTTGAACCATTTCCTGTGAATGTATGATATGTCAATTCATTTATAGGAGAACTTGTATCAATTACAATCTCATCTCCAGACAAAACAACTGTTAAGTCTCCATGACCTCCAGTTCCAGTCTGACCTTCACGTATTGTTCTAAATTTTGCTTGAGTTGTATCTGTTGTATCTAATACTGCGATGGCTGAACCCGCATTGATTGGGTCAAATGCTAGAGTGAATTCATTTCCTGCATCATTATAAGTTCCAGTTATTCCGTATGCTGATGTAAACAAATCATTAATTCGGTCATCTACTCGTTCATTTGTAAAATATAAATTTGAACCTTCTGTTAAATTAGTAGTTGTATAATTTGTAAGAACATTAGTAATCGCTGTTCCATCACCAGTTATAGTTGAGAATGTGCCTGATGTTGGAGTCAAGTTGCCGATAACAGTATCATTAATTGTGCCGTTCCAGATTCGAACATCTGTAAAATCAGATAGACCAGTAGCAATAATATCTGCACCTAGTGTATCTAATCCACCAAAATGCATTCCAGTAGTGTTGCCTGTTAACGCACCTTCAAAACCAATTGTAGATTTAACTTTTTGATTGAAGTCCCAACTGTCTGTTAGTTCAGTATATAGAATAGTTTTATCAGTGGTGCCTTTAAGAGTAATACCACCACCATCTGCTGTAGCATCTGTAGGAGAACCTATTGAACCAAGTTCAATGTTCTTATCATCAATAGTTAGTGTAGCAGAATTAACAGTAGTTGTTGTTCCTTGAACTGTCAAGTCTCCAGTAATTACTGCTGTGCCTTCAATTTGAACTGTACCATTTTCAGCAGTAATAACGCCCGAATTTGTGCCGTTATCTAATACTAGTTTTTCACCTCTAAGATAGAGATTGTCACCGAATTTAATTTGTTCTGCCATGTGCTATTCCGAAATACTATTAAGTTATATGTTAACAGTATTTATCATTTACTTTGGAATCGGACAATAAAAAAGCCACCCGAAGGTGGCTTTTTATATTCAATATATAATATATAAAATATTATGTGAATGAAACGTTGCTCATTGCAATTTTTGAAACGTAGTCAGCCGCATTACCAAGTGATGATGCAGTGTTGTTCAATTCAACATACCCGTAACGAGTCATGAATGATACTACTGGTTCGAATGAACTTGGGTCAACCACAACGCCTGATGACATTAATGGAACGTATGGGCAATAGAACGCAGCCGCGTCAATTTCGCCTTGACCTTTATAACCTAAAAGAACTGTGTCGTCTGTAGCGTATGTGTTTACATAGATACGCATTGAGCCGTTCAAAGTACCTACAAACTTAGTGTTTGTTGGTGCTTCAAAAGTACCTTCAGTAGTTCTAGCAAATGCTGATGTAGTTGCAGACTGTAGCAATGTTAATGCTGTTGGAGAAACTACTGCCCAGTTTGCCGCGCCTCTACGAGTACGTTGTGCAATTAGGTTTGCTTCTCTGTTCATTAATGTTGCAAGTGCCGCATGTTCGTCACCAACAAAAGTTGTAGTATGACGACCTGCAATAGCAGTTTGGTCGAAGTCTGTAGCCGCTGATGTAGCCAATGATTTTAGTGAACCTAAAATTTCTTGGTCGATTTCAGCAGTGATTTCCATAGCAAGTGCTGCCATGATTTCTGCTTCAACGTCTAAGCCGTGCATTGAATTAGCATCTTGTGCCGCTTCAAAAGTCCAACGTGCAGATAGTTTACGAGTTTTCGCTTCAACTGTTTGCTTAAGAACTTGAATTGACATTTTGTTACCTGCTTCACCTTCAAGGCTTGAAGTTGCTGCCGGAGCCGCTGAACCGTCGCCTGAGTAGTTGTTAGCAATATCAAATGGTGAAAGTGCTTCAGCACCTGCTGTTGCGCCACCGGCTGATTCTGCATAACGTACTCTTAGTGAGTGAATTTGTCCAACTGGACCAGTCATTGGCTGTACGCCGATGATTTCGTTTGCAATAACAGTTGGCATAACACGTCTAATGATTGGTAAAATAACTTTGTTTAAAGTAGCAATATTACCAGCCTGTGTTGCACCCGCTGCCGCACTTTCTGTAAGTGCTTGTTTTGTGTTTTCTAAAACTGAAGACATTACATCACGCTTGTTACCTTCTAGACCATCTAAAAGTGTTTCACGTGTAGTGTCCCAATTATTTCCTTCGAAAAGATTTTCCATCTTTCTCTCCTGTTTCTGGTTATTATTTAAGTCCAGCCAATTTCTTTAACTGGATTATATTGGCATCGCTACCTTGTGATGTTGCTTCTGAAGTTACTACTTCTTCAACTCTATCACCAGTGTGTTCTGTTACTTTGCCTTCATTTAACGATTGTTTTGCCTCTGTTGAGACGTTCTCATTCAAAACTGCAGGTAAATATTTCTTAAATGCAGATTTTAAATTAGTTGTTTTTACTGTTTCAAGTAAATCAACCATAACTGTACGCTTATCTTTGCCTAGAGGCGATAAAAGACTTTCCATGACCTTGTTTCGGTCCATTCTGTCTTCTAGCACTTTCTTTGCAGTTGAAACGCTTGAAATGGCTTCTTCTTTTTCAGTAATTGTTGCTTCTAATTTAGCAATCTCAGTTGCAGATTCTTCTAATTTTTTAGTAATCTTAGCAACTTCAGTACCTTCACTTAGTTGTGAGGTCATGAATTCGCCTGCGAATGTTTCAAAAATTTTACGGCCAAACTCGTTTTCTTTAGCCGCTTGGATGTCCTCTTTAAGAACAGCCAATTCAGAACGTAAAGCAGTTTCAATAGTCTTTTCGACTAGTTCTGCTGAACGTTTGATAAATGAATCCTTAGTTTTAGTAAGAATTTCTTTACCTTCTGCTACCATGCGTACTTTAGTTTCTACTAAATCACGCTTATCATCGTGGAACTCTGCCAATTCACGTGAAAGTTGTTTAACAACGAATTCTTTAGTTCTATCTAAATGTTCGTTAACTTTCGTGCGGTCGGCTCTAAGTTCTTTAACTTCATTTGCTAATTGAGAAGTAATGAATTTTTCAAGGAGCGATGCATGTTCAGAAATTGCTTTCTTATATGCAACACGTTCTGCGATTAGGGCTTCACGGTCAGTTTTGAACTCATCCATTTCAGTTTTGATTGCTGATGAAAGCATGTTATCCATGGCTTCTACAATCACTGATTTGTCATGTTCGAACTTCTGTGCAAACTCTTCACGCAACTCGGCTGTTATCTCCTCTCTTGCTTCATTTATTTGTGCTTCCCAAGCCTCTGATATTTGAGTTGAAACTTCTTCACCTATAATATCAGACTCAAGAAGGCCAGCAAGGATTTCATTTGTTGCCATTGTTGGTTCTCCTTCTTCTATTAAAGTTTAAGTTCTCTAATGAACTTAACTATTTCTTTTGACAAGTACTTTTGTGCAGACTTGTCGTTTTGAACACTTTGGGCTAGTTTCCATGTTTCGTATCCGCCGTTCATGTTCATTAATCCTTCGTATATTGCTTTTGGATATGCGTCCGGGGCACTTGGCTGTGCCACAATATCGACAGTGATAATTTCATAATTGCTCACTTTACCAGCGTGGTCAACTTCACCAGAACCACGAGATGAGACACCTAAAGTGGCACCTGACTCGATTAATGTTCTAATAATGTTACCCATTGGTGTAGGAACAATTTTAAGTTTACCAAAGCCGTTTGCACCATCCATCCACATATTTTCAATTATATGCGAAACTCTATCAACATTCACTGTTAATTCTGGTGGGTGGTCGCATTCACCTAACACTGGAAATCCTTCTTTAATTCTTTTTTGAACTGATTCCACTGCTTTGGCTATCTCGTTTACCGGATACATTCTTTGGTTAGCATTCTTAACGTCACCTTGGACAAAAATGCCTTCCATGAACATATTCTTTTCACCCGCCTCATTCTCAACGATTTTTGATTTAACGTTTGCTTGATTATGTGTATATTTTTCAATAAGAACTGTCATTGGTTTCTCCTAAAAGAGTTATATTA